CGCAAATGATTTCAAGGCTCTCGGCATCGAGGTCGTAAATGTTTGGCACGGTGATTCGGTAGACGAATCGGCAGGCCCTCAACACTCTTGGAAGAAACGTGCCGCCATCGCTACGATAGGACTAGCTGCCCTAGCCGCAACATTCAAACTCGGATACGACACCCACAAGCCCCAACCGAAAATAGAAGTACGCACCCAAACCAACACCAGAAATGCTATGCGTCTACGCCACCAACCTATGCCCTGCTAACATGATCTGATGAATAGAAAAAGTATGGTAGTGATGAAAATGAGTGAGGGGGAAGATGGATAAGTGGCGAAGTAAAATTGTTGGGCTGGAGGAAGTTGCTCCCGAGCAATTATTAGCGAATCCCTCCAATGCGCGGAGGCATTCGGGAACGCAACGTGACATGATCCGCTCATCGCTAGACGCTTTGGGCTGGGTCGCTCCAGTGATAGTAAACCGGCGAACGAATCGTCTGGTCGATGGGCACGCAAGGGTCGAAGAGGCTATTAGTGCGGGGGTAGAACTAATCCCTGTGGTCGCTATTGACATCAGCCCTGAAGATGAAGCGCTAATGCTAGCAACATATGATCCAATAGGATTATTGGCGAACTATGATGCGGACACACTAATAGCGTTAGCTAATGATGTTGGGACAGTGGAGGCACCGTTGCAGCAACTGATCGATGATCTACTCGGAGCTGAAGTAGGAGGCTACCGTACGATCGGCCTCCCTGAGGGCGGGTTCCAAGAAGTCCCCCTAGACGGGCCAGAAACTTTCAAGGTGTTACTAGAGCTCCCAGTCACGCAAAAGTCTGATTGGCATTCTATATGGCAAGCGGCAGCTGGAGCATCCCATCTAGAAAAGTCTGTCAGCATACTACAACGCCTAGAATCATCGCTTTGATACTCTATTTAGTTGGAACGGACCCAGCACTCGTCCTGGATGGTGATGCACTGGGGCTAGGCAACCTACCTCCTAATATGGGGGTTCTTGTGAGCTATGCGACTATGACGCGGACTTGGGTCGAAGCGGTAAAATGGTTGCAAGTCCGAGGAGTGCGAATCTTCATTGATTCCGGGGCTTATAGTGCCGCTACGATTGGGAAACCAGTGAGTCTAGATAGTTACGTGGATTTTCTCCACGGGCTAGACCTAACCGGGATCATATACGCTAATCTTGATGTGATCGGAGATGCTGATGCATCATCCCAGAATCTAGCGGCTATGGAAAAGAGCGGACTAGCCCCATTACCAGTGTTCCATTTCGGTAGCTCATTGCATCACTTAGACAGACTTGTCGAACGGTATGACTACATTGCTCTTGGGGGTATGGTTGGGACCCCGGCATCTAAAACGTTGCCGTGGGCTGCCAGATGCGCAGAGCGATCAAACCGGGCGAGATTCCATGCATTCGGGCAGACATCTATGAAAATGATGTTCTCTTTCGATTGGCGATCAGTTGATTCCAGTGCGTGGATTGCGGGAATCAGATACGGAGGTGTGCCGATATTTAGTGGCGGTGCAGCAAAGACAATCCGACGTGAAGCATTGCAGTACTCTATGAGACTCCGCTCGGAGATGAGAGAAGTGGGTGTAGACCCAGACAAGATCTTAGCTAACGAGCGAAAATCTTGGGTTGAGGTACTCAAATGGTCGGTGCATGTATGGACTTTGGTTGCTCAGCGCCGTGCAACAGTCCACTCGAACGGAGGTAAATGATGGCGAGCACTTTGGCTGTAGTCTCAGGTGGGCTAGATTCGACGGTAGCAGCGTTCGTAGCTAACGAAAGGTCAGGCCCCGTAGATTTCGTGCTCTCTGTTGATTACGGGCAGAGGCATCGTAAAGAGTTGGAGTTCAGCCGGCTTGTCGCAGCGCAGTTGGGCAGCGAATATATCCAATTAGATTTGAGGGAGGTGGGGAATAGGCTGGCGGCGAGTGGTACGGCATTGCTGGGCGGGACGGAAGTGCCTGAGGGGCATTACGCCGAGGAATCGATGCGATCTACGGTAGTTCCGAATCGCAACATGATACTGATGAGCGTAGCAGCGGGCGTAGCCCTATCCGCCGGTTGCGACCGTATCACTTTAGGGGTCCATGCGGGAGACCATTTCATCTATGATGATTGCCGACCTCAGTTTATTGAGCTGGTGGAAAAAACGATCCGAGCTGGAACAGGGAGCGAACTTTCTGTGTTCGCTCCCTTCTTAGAGCGAGACAAAAGCTACATAGTCCGAGAGGGTGCCCGTCTAGGAGTGCACATGGAAAATACGTGGTCATGTTATGTCGGTGGCGAAACTCATTGTGGTAAGTGCGGCACTTGCGTGGAACGCATCGAGGCTTTCATCCTTGCAGGAGTTCCCGACCCCACAGAATACCTTGATACTAGCTTCGCTAAAGAAAGGACAGGGCTATAATGTTTACGCTGCAAAAATGGATTGAATGGGACATGGGTCACCGAGTCCCTGGGCATCATGGGGCTTGCAGGAATCCTCACGGGCACAGATACCGAGCGACGATTACCGTCGAGGGTATACCCGCAGATGATGGGATGATCGTCGATTTTGGTATAGTAAAAACGTTGATGATGGAAGAAATACATGACCGCTGGGATCACGCCTTCTTATCCTGGGATGAAGATCATGAACTAGTCGAAACGTTCGACGGCAAAGGTTGGAAGTTCGAAACGATCCAGCGTCCGCCAACAGCCGAACATCTAGCCCAAATTATTTACAATCGGATAGCCGCACGTCTTCCTGACAGCTTACGACTGTGTCGGGTAGATGTGCGTGAAACCCCATCGAGCATAGGGAGCTATGCCGGATGACCGACCCAACATTAGTCGTCTCCGAGATTTTCGGCCCGACGCTACAAGGAGAGGGCCCATGGCAGGGGAAACCTACCATCTTTTTACGGCTAGGCCGCTGCAACCTGTCATGCAATTATTGCGACACACCATACACCTGGGATTGGGCACGCTACGATCCTAAGAGCGAGTTGACAACACTTACTCTACCCGAGATAATCAGCAAGATTGAACAGCTAGCAGGAGATAACCTCCGCAGGCTAATTGTTTCAGGCGGCGAACCGTTGCTGCAACAAAAAAATCTGATCAGGCTTCTAACTGCTTTGAGAATGGCAGGCTGGAAGATAGGAATCGAATCGAATGGGACCATCTTCCCCGAACTCGCTTTACTTGACGCCATCGATCTACTAGCCATCTCCCCACATTTACCGGCTAACGCTGGGGAAATGAAAGGAGCTATCGATCTTCCCAAGCTGGGGAAGATCCTGCAACAGCCTAAAACTATCCTAAAGATAGTCGTAGGCTCAGAAGCTTCGTTACAAGAAGCTATCGAACTCGTCACAAAGATTGAAATAGATAACCAAAAAGTTTGGGTGATGCCAGAGGGAACTACTCCCACCGAGATCATCACTAGAACACAACACCTCGCAACAATCGCAATCCAACATACTTGGAATCTAACCACTCGCTTGCATACACTCATCTGGGGAGATGCACGTGCACACTAACCCGCTCACCTGGCAACACGTCTTAGACGCCGCAAAAAAAGCTGCGGAAAGAAACGCCCATAGAAACATCACAACAGTGTACGGAATCCCAACCGGAGGCTGGGCAGCAGCAATCCTTGTAGCTAAACACCTGAATGCAAAAATAGAATTAGACCTCACCCCAACGATAGACCCACATGACCTACTCATCATCGATGACCTAGTAGACTCAGGAGAAACACTTTCACAATACGAAAACTTGGGACACATAGATACGCTCTACCGCAAACCAACATCACCTAAACATCTAGCCCCCGACGCTACAACAATCGATGGTTGGGCACAATTCCCATGGGACACGAACACCACAGCGGAACACAACGTCACACGACTACTCGAAGCCATCGGAGAAGATCCGAAACGTGACGGCCTGATAGACACCCCCAAACGAGTAGTCAAAGCCTTACGAGAAATGACAGAAGGATACGATCAAAATCCCGCCGAGATACTAAAAACAACATTCGCTATCGACAATTTCGACGAAATGGTCATCCTCAAGAACATCCCGTTCACCTCACTATGTGAACATCACCTACTCCCATTCCACGGCACAGCCACAATCGGATACCTACCAAAAAAAGGTGGGCGAGCCGTAGGCCTCTCAAAACTCGCACGACTCACCAAGACTTTCGCTAAACGCTTACAAATACAAGAACGCCTCACCAAAGAAATAGCCGAAGCGCTCTACCAACACGTCGAAGCCGCAGGAGTAGGAGTCGTCCTCACAGCACACCACACCTGCATGTCCTGCAGAGGAATCCAAACCACCGGAGAAATGGTAACATCGACACTCCTAGGGACTTTCCGCACTGACCACCAAGCCCGCTCCGAGTTCCTTACCTTCCGCTAATATAAAACTATGACCACAAAACAAGCCCCGAAACAAAAACCACACGCGAGAACCACAGCACTACAAGCAAAAACAAGTAAAGCGAAAACCGCAGCACAACTCGATGAACGCCGCCGAGAAGTATTCAAGTTGCACAACCAAGGCGTCACGCTACAAGCATTAGCAGCACGGTACGGGCTATCTGTAAGTACTGTGCATGCTGATTACCGATTCGCGTTTGATCAGGCCGGCGTGATTGAGGATCTGCGGGAAGAGCGTGAACGGATGCTGTCTAAGTTGGATCAGATGGAGCAAGATATTCTGTATAGGGCGCAGCAGGAGGGGCGTGTGGGGGATGAAAAGTCGAGTTTGGCTCGGTTGCGTATTTTGGAGCGGCGTTCTAAGTTGTTGGGGTTGGATGCTGCGGTGAAGGTTGCGGGGCATGATGGTGGGGCTTTGGGGCCGATCGTTGGGGTTGATGTTGAGGAGTTGGCTCGGATTGTGTTGGAGGGTTCTGGTGCCTAGCTTTTTTGCGCTTATGCGTAGCATACTTTCGGGTTGTGTGTCTGCTTGTGGGGGGATGATTCGGGGATTCACTATCAGATGACCGCAGCAGTTGAGGATCAGCTCCGTCAGCATGTCCTCGCTGCTTCGCGCGACGACCCGTCAGTGTTTATGCGGTTAGCGAGCCGCGGCCGATACCAACGATATAGGCATCAACAGTTCTTATTCGATCGTGTTCGTGAATGCGCGGAGCAGTCCGGACGCCTAATAGTCTCGGTATCGGTCCGGCATTTCAAGTCGACAACATGCTCCGCTGTGTTCCCTGCCTGGTGGATTGGACGGAACCCGTCCGCACGGATCATTCTCGGGACTTCCGAATCGGGACTTGCATCCAGGTTCTCCGGCCAGGCTCGTGACATGTTACGCGAGTGGGGCCCTTCCGTCTTCGGGGTAAGTGTCGATCCGAGTTCATCTAGTAAACGGGAATGGCATACCCTTGTTGATGAGCAACAGTATGAGGGGGGGATGAGTGCTGTGGGGCGTGGTGGTAGCCCCGAGGGGCGTGGTGGCAGCATTATTGTTGATGATCCGTACCGTTCATTCGCTGATGCGATGAGCCCGCTGGTGCGTCGTGAATGTAAAGAATGGTGGTTGAATACGTTAGCTCCTCGGTTGAATCCTGGAGGGTTCGCTATCGTGTTATGTGCACGCTGGCATGAAGAAGATTTGTCAGGTATGTTGATGCGGGAGTATGGGGAACGTTGGAGCGAAATACGGTTACCTGCTATTTGCGATTCGGATTCCGATCCGTTGGGCCGTAAAGTTGGGGAAGCGTTATGTCCTGAATGGATGACAGCCGAAGAGTTAGCTGTTCGTCGTCTTGAAGTCACTTCGGAAGAAGGCGAAGCAACCTGGCTAGCACGCTATCAGCAATCCCCGTTGAGTTTCCGTTCTCACCGTTTCCCTCCGGACCGTTGGGGTTGGATCGGCCCGGGGGACCCGATCCTGAAAGAGGTTACAAGTTGGGTTACTGCTTGGGACCTTGCGGCTACTGATGGTGGTGGTGACTGGACTGTCGGGGTAACTATGGGTTTATTGCCTGACCGGCGGGTAATCATTCGGGAAGTGGTTCGTGGCCGTTGGAATGTTGACGAACGTGACCGGCAAATGATTGGGTGTGCTGCACGTAACGGGCCTGACATTCCGATTGTTCTTCCGCAGGACCCTGGTGCTGCCGGTAAAACAGAGATAGTCCGGTTACGGAGGTTGCTAGCCGGATTCGTTGTGAGATCAGCGTCTGTTACTGGCTCGAAGGACGTGCGTTCGGCTGGTTGGCAATCCTGCGTGCAGGCCGGTGATGTGTTTATTGTGCGATCGGCGGAGGCACGCGAGTTCGTTGCGGTGCATTCCCAGTTCGCTGGCGGTTCGTCTAGTGTGCATGATGATGATGTGGATGCGGCAGCTGATGCATATAAAGAACTGACGCGGAATCTTCATGTTGAGGTACCGGATAGTACGGCAGGTTGGGAATACGCTAAAAGTCTCTAGCCGTCAGGTACACTTAGAAGGAACTCTGATCGAAAGTTGTATGCGTGCAGCCTTGGAGTCTAATGCTTATCACTGTCCTTGCCGGGTATCGTATTGCGAGGGTGGTAGCTACTGACACAATTACCGCTAATTATCGTGAGCGGGTAGCCCGGTGGGCTTACATTATTTATCCTAATGGGGAGTTCGGTCCTCCGAACCATCGTATAGGCCAATACTATTACGGGCTGATTTCTTGTGAGCATTGTTTCGGATTCTGGGCGTGCTGCACGTTATGGTTCGGCCTCCGCTGGGGGCATATTGTGGGGATGGATATTTGGCGTGCGTTAGGGATCGCCGGTACACAATCGTTCTTAGTTTCGTTTCGGGGTCGTGACTGATGCCACGCACCCCGTGGTTCCCACGCCGTCCGGCTCGCACGTCAGTTACTGCCGCGGTAGGACATGTGCCTTATACGCCGTCGGGGCAACCGATTGTTGCTGCTGCGGGATGGCAAACGAATGCTATACGACATGCCGAAAAAATACCGGTGGTATCGTTAGCCGCTGGTCTGACTAGGAATCTTATTTCTCGGCTTGATTGGTATGTGTCGGTTGATGGGGAACGGGCAGATAATTCCGATGAGATTCTCGCCCAAGTCGTAACACAAGGCGGTCTGGATGGGCTCGCTGGGCTAGTCGCATGGAATTATACGATCACAGGAGAAATATGGGTCGGATACCATAATGCCGAATGGATCACCGGCGCGGTCGGTGCGATAACTCAAGCTTCTGGCGGTATGTTACGTGTCCGCCGGTCAGAAGCGAACCGGGCTTACGACCTGTTGATTGAGGCGGCACGGATGCAACGTCTCTGGAATCCGCACCCGCTATTTTCCGCCGATCCGTATTCGCCTATGGTTGCCGCTGCAGAGGACTGCGACCGTTACCTAGAATTAGGGCAGTCGACACGGCGGATGGCGAACCAACGGCTCACAAAGTCCGGTATCGTGTGGACACCTAGCGAGGCGCATCATTGGCAGGATCAGCAAGGTCAGGGCGGACCGTCCATGCTGGAGAAACAGTATTATGATGCTGCGCAAGTAAGCCTCGCGGACGTGAGTTCGTCGCGGGTTGCTGCGGTCGCACCTATTTTGATGCATTCCCCCGCCGAGTACGGCGAACCGAAATATGTTGATTTAGGAAGCAAACTGCAAGCGGAAGATGTTGCTCTTAGGGATGCTGCACTAAATGATATTGCCCGTGCGATGCCTATACCGTCTATCGTGCTAGTGGATGGCCCAGGCGCTGGCGGCAACCATTGGGGTGACCTCCTCGCGGATCAACAAACGTTCCGGCAGGGCCTCGCGCCGTTAGCAGACCAAATCGCTGTTGATCTCAGTAAAGCCGTGTTACGGCCCATTCTCGCTGCGGGACGTATCGAGAACCCTTCCCGGTACGAGCTGGCATATGATCCTTCGCCGGTTGTTATCCCAC